TGGGAGAACACTTACGAAGAGAATCTTCTCAATGCTGTTACAACCGGGAGCATAATACAGTCGTGCTGCCTCACCGATCGTAGTATTTGCATAGTTCTTGATATTTTTGTTCACGTTGCTGTTGATAGCTTTGGCAAGAATTGCCGCTCTCATTTCACCATCAGCATCAAATCCTACGATATCGATATCAAATGTGCCACCGAAGGCATCTTCTTTGAGTTGATATTCAAACTCCCAACGATATTCTGCCATCTCAGGATTAGCGTTGAGAATCTCATTTAGCAATGCTTTGTGTAGTTCATCTGTACGCTTGCTGCTGCGAACGTTCTGGAATGAAGTAGTCAGGAACTCGGAGAGGAATGGCATCGGTGTTTTGTTTGTTGATACAATCATAACAGACCCTTAGGCGTGTTGTGTGGATGAGTAGACCGGTTTGCGGGTTGTCACACTAGCGGCGCACCACACTATCTAACATCTCACCCTTCTCAAAGACGGTATCAACGACCGACTGCAATGCTCGCTCGGTAGCAACACCAACCTGAGAATATACAGGCACGACACACAAACCAAACGCCTTAGATTGGTTGCCTGTACGCAATACACGACCGATAGTCTGTGTCATCTCAATGACATCCATATTGCGGAGGAAGATGACAGTTTCTAGTTCGCTGACGTTGATACCCTCAGAGAGAATAGAACGATGCAGAACAACAAACTTCTTCTCAGGATCGCGACCCCAAGCATTCAACGTGTCGAAGAATACCTCACGATTGACTTTCTTACCATCGATAACTGCACCTGTCTTCGATGTGATATAGAGGCATGAATAACCACGGACACCAAGATCTTTGGCGAAGTCAGTGTGTGCCATCAAGTTGATGAGTTGACGTGAAGTCTTGACACATACTAGAATCTTTTTCGTGTCAGTCTCATCAATTGTATCCATCACGTTTTCTGAATCAGTCTCACATGAAATCATCCGTGAGTTCTTGTGAATATCAAACATCTTTGCTTGAATACGTGGAGGGATGATGTATCCACCTTCTACCAACTCAGGAGCAGAAACACGGGCAATGATTTGACCATAGACTGCCTCATCATTCATGCCTGGTTTATTGATAGTGACCGAAGTCTTGCGCGTAGCTGTGAAGAAGTAGCAACGATCTGCCTCATGAGAGAAGAACTCAGTGGGAGGGAAAAAGTTACGCTTGACGCTGTTATGTGCTTCGTCAAAGTAAATCGTATCTACCTCAATATCTGCCTCCATGATACGATGGAGTGAATTGTAGGTGGTGAAGATGATAACATTCTCACCCATACTACGGGCGCAACCTGCAAACAGGTGAATTTTGTTTGCTTTTGTGGTGCTAGTGAAGTGAGTCTCACCACTGTGGACGTGCATCACATGCAAATATGGGTCACTATTGTTAGGATCAATGACCTCCATAAACTCGCTGCAAAGTTGTTCAGCAAGAAGAATGCGAGGAGCAACAATAACTGTGGTGGTGCCGTTGCTGATACTATCCAGACGATTCTTGGTGTCTGTGATCATGCACATTGTCTTACCACCACCGGTGGGGACAATCACCTGTCCTTTGTCATAGGAACCCATACGATCGACAATACGTTGCTGATGGGGACGCAGTTGCATGAACATCTCTGATATGAATATAGTATGGCATAAAAAAAGCACCCTGTCAAGGGTGCTAGACCGGTTCATCAACCGTCACATCATTGCTAATGTCTCTTGTTGTTTTAAATATAACTTAACCCAACATCGTGCCATATTCTTTACAAGTTCAATATCTTCCATCTTTTCAATATCACGTGAGATCTTCTCGTATTGAAAACTCTTAGATGGTTTATCTAAGGTGATGTCATCAGGATTCATGAGATTAGTCCTCTGTTCATAATTATGTATCCTCTTTCGTACCGTAATCATATAGAATCTCAATCTTCTTCCATTTATGTGTCCTATTACATCCAGAAAGGTGTTTAACCTCACCATCAAGGACATGTGCAATGTTACTCAGTTGCATATCCATCATCATTGCTGATGTTTTTTGATCAAGTTTTTTCATTGTATTCTTTGTTGGTTTTGAAGTATAGTTTATAATATGTTTTTTTCATACTATTGATGGTGTCCATGTCTTCTTGGAATCCCATATATTTGAGGAGTTGAGATGATCCTTCTAACTCACTAATGAGTCTTAGAATATTGGTAGGTTTACGTTCTAACCCTCCAAAATCAGATTCACTCATAGGAGTCTCATCACCCTCAACAAACATAGTCTACACATAAATTAGAATCTTGTCAAGTAGCAAGGAAGTTACACGGACTCCCCAGTTCATAAACGCCATGAACGACACAATGAACAATAGTTTTTGATTTACAGTCAAAGAGGTGATTATGTACTCCACACAGTATAAGACCCCACACAGGCGATCTGAGCGGGGTCTGGTACAGTTATTTGATTGTCACATCAGGTGATGTTAATTACTCCACCCATTGCAGCGTGTGCAGTACATTGATAATATAAAGTATCAGGACATACAAATGGAACTTCAAAGATTAGCACACCATTTGCAACATCATTATTGGTAACTCCTACGTTCCATTGTGTACCAGCAGCACCATTTGTCGTGCTCTGAATACGGAATCCGTGTGCTCCCATCTTATTCTCAAACATGTAAGTATGTCCGCGTTTGAGATATAGAGTGGGATCAGTCGCTGTTGAGTGACCAAAACCAGGACCAGTAAAGATATAGTTACTTGAACCATCTGCTGTTAATACCCAACGCATCGATGCAGAATATGATCCATCACCATAATATGTGGTTACACCAGTATTAACGTGACCACCCGCTGTAATAATACCTGAGATATTAATAGATGCGAAGGTAGCAATACCTGTATATGAAGATTGTCCGCTAACTTTTAAACCTAATCCACGATTAAATGAGATCTCTTGTGTAGCATCACCACCATCAAGTTTAGCAAAAGTTAAAGTACCAGTCGGTGTTTTGAATCCAGCAAATGCTGTGACCATGCCAACAGCACTGACACCACCATTAGTAATGGTAGTAAATCCTGCAATTTCAGCACCACCAATACCGATATTTAATTCAGTAAGAGTAGCAGCGACACCTACATTTAGATTTGTAAGATTTGTTTGCCCACCAACAGTAAGAATACCACTCGCTACATTGGTGTTTGATAAGTTAACCTGTCCACCAGCAGTAAGAATACCACTTATTACATTGGTGTTTGATAAGTTAAGTTGACCCTCAGCAGTAGAAATACCACTAACAGATAACTGAGTGAGTTGTGCGCTACCTGTAATATTATTACTTGCAATCGTGGTAGCAGTTACAATTCCAACAACTGTTGTGCCACCATTAATGTTAGTAATAGTTGCGTTATTAAAATTACTATCACCTGATGCAGATACACTGGTAACAGTAACAGCAGTTCCAGTAAGTGGACCACTTAATTGATTTGCAGTTAATATACCAGCATTAACGTTGCCTAGTGTAGATACGCCAATAACAACTAACGATGCAGATCTAGGGTCAGCAGTAGTAACACCGGATGTAATAGTGGTGATACCTGATGCTAACGCAGATACTCCAAAAGTACCATCAAAGTTTATTTTAGTAGCAGCACCGATAGAGTTATTTTCTCTCATGACAGTAACACCGGCACCAACAGCGGCGAGACCGGTTAATCCAGATCCCTCCCCAAAAAAGTTGGTTGCAGTGACAACACCGACGACCTTAACATCAGTGGCAACATCTAAATTAGTACCTTTGCTGACTGATCCTGCTCTGAGGTCAACACCATCAATGCCAAGGGCATCAGTATTGCCAAGTTTTGCTAATTCTCTTGCTCTTGACATCGCACACAATTAGTTTCTAGTTATTTATCAAATTGTCATTAAGTCTGCACCACACTCATGAAACAGCATATAAAATTGCCATAATACTTCTACTTCAAACTCATGGAATGTGAGATCTTCTTTCCGTTCATCAATTCTTCTACACTTATCCTTATCAATTAACACCGTTGGAACAGTTGGATGCTGTTCTGGACAGAATAAGTAACAATCAAAATCATCAGGTAGAGATGCTAATGCATCAGCAATAGGAGATTTAGCCCTAGTCGTAATACCAAGGATCAAATCTGCATGTTGTGAAGCATACTCAATCCATGGTTTATGCCATGGTTGATCCTTACTTAATGCACTTAAATGCACAGCATCTGGATAAAATGTAAATTTACCCAAATACCTATTCATATCACTACCAACATGGTTAGCAATAGCAAGATTACCACCATTACCTATGATTGCAATACTTTTTGATTGCTTTACCGATTCAATTAGCGTTGAAGAAAGTGTCACTGTGAATACCTTTGTCGTCAATGTAAATGTCGCCAGAATATTTTCCGAGAAACAGTTTAGTATACCTGCATCCCCAATCATCCAACTGTTGTTCTGTCATTCTACCATACTTTTGTCTTGCACGATTCATTGATTCCTCATCAAAGTTTCCTTCTGGATTATTCTTTGGACCCATTCCTCGTGCAGTCATGTATATAATTTCATGACCTTCATCATATAATTTATTCATCTTTTCAATTCGATCATAATACACTTCACCTGATCCAAAGTTTGGACCATTAAAATGTTCGCAAATTGTACCGTCAATGTCAACGACGTATCTCATGTTTAACAATCTCAATGTCTGATGGGCGATCAACAGCATGTGTTCTCATGCCGATATTAAATGGAGTCACAGGTATTTTACCAATGAAACCTAGGGTGTCAAGACTAGCACAATCCTCAACCATTTTCAAATCATATGATCTGAAATTTGCAATAGTATCATAGTCATAGACATATAGTCCAGAGATTCCAAAGATATGTCGATTAATAATCCACTCTGGTTCTGGTGTACGAGTGATCCAAATTACATTATCATTATTGATAACTGCTTTGACACAATCTTTATCATCAACATCAGTTTGATTAATATTATAGATTGCTTGCAACATCTGAGTCTGATGTGTCATTGCATGACCAATCATATCATCAATTGATTCTGGATTCATCACAGGTTCATCTCCTTGGAGATTAACAACCCAACGTGGTTTATGTTCTAGTAATCGAACAGCATCAGACACTCTATGAGTGCATGTAGAACAAGAGTCTGTAATTATGGCATCACAGTTATATTGTTTTACTACGTTATAAATTTCTTCATCAGGTGTTGCGACAACAATATTATCAATATACTTACATTCCATTGCACGATCAATGACATGCAAGATCATTTCTTTTCCATTGATTTTATACAATGGTTTACCAGGAAATCTTGTAGATCCTAATCTCGACGGGATAACACATGTAACAGTCATAACTCAGAGATTAA